CTGGCGACGACTTACCTGCTTCCGAATCACACGGCATTGAAGCCGGAATTGCTGATCCAGAAGAGGACGTTGGCCGTAGGCAAGCGCACCGTGGCTGAGGACCAGCTGCGCGTCGTGAAGGCCACGGAGGACGTCGACGGGGTTACCCTCGTCGACAAGATCGACATCGGTGTCACGATCCGCCGCCCCATCGCTGGGGATTCGACGGATGTGGATACGGCCGTAGCTTACTTCCGGGACTTCGTTGCCTCGGATGAGTTCACGGCACGTATCGTCGCCAAGCAGCTCGACATCCAGGAATGATTCCTGTGTCGAAGGCCCTAGTTTGTTGGGCCATGGCATTGTGCCGCTGCATACGCAACTTCTTTCGGGGTAACAACCCCGGCTGAGTGTGCTTGGGAAAGCACTGTTGCGTAGACGAATCCGAGCTGAGAGGACTCACAGATGAGCTTTACAGCCATTGACGCCTATGAAATTGCAAGGCGTTATGTCGTCGATCTAGATCCCGCCATACTAGGTGGGATCGAAAACGTGAACCGGGTCCTTGGTTGGATCCGTTCACGCTCCGTTGGCCATTTGGCCGACATCCAAAGCTCACTCGTGGAAGTTCCAACATCCCACGAGTCAACGCGTGCAACGATGCAGATCTCTGCGTTCTTCAAGAAGAACGAAGACCTCTCCGATGTAGTTCGCTGCCTACATAATGCCGTCAGCTCCTTCCATAAGAGCGAAACGGTATGCAAGGTGGCGAATCGGAGGCTAGACTGGTACTACGGCAAGCGCGATCGACTCGATCCCGATCTTGCCTCCCATCTAGCTAGAATGGAACGCGAAATTGCGTTTCTGCTCGGGGACACTAAGGAGTTTCTCGACTCCGTCCCGCACGTCGTTAGAGCAACCTCTGGTGCAACCAGCACTGCGAGCCGACGTAACTCTCTCCCCTACATGAAAGTGAGGACTGAGGGTTTGTCGTGCACGCAGGGGGCCCTTCCGTGGGCAGCCTCGTTGTCGCGCTTTTATGGCTACGACGATGTTTCTCCGGTATTAACCTCCTGCAATCGCATTGAGTTTGTTACCAAGAACTACGAGACCCATAGGACCATCGCATGTGAGCCTGAAGGCAACCTGCCTTTTCAGCTGTGCTTTGACCACTATGTAAAAGGTCGCCTCCTAAAGTGGGGGGTAGACCTAAGGTCTCAAGTTCGAAACCAGGACCTAGCGCTTCAAGGTAGTTTGGATGGCAGTCTAGCCACCGTAGACCTGAAAAGTGCGTCGGACCGCCTACCGTATAATACTGTGGCCTGGATGTTACCAGTGCCGTGGTTTCGGTTGGTGGATAGTCTCCGCTCCCCAGAAGGGGAGTTTACGGACCGGACAAGTCGGGATGACATGTCGTTTACGGTCCGTTACGCAAAGTTCTCCTCCATGGGGAACGGCGCGACATTTGTATTGGAGACTCTGGTTTTCGCCGCAGCTTGTAGAGCTGTTGGAAGTAAGGGCTTTTCCGTCTATGGTGACGACATAGTCATCGAAACGGATTTAGTAGGCCCCCTCCTGCGACTCCTCAAGTTCCTAGGCTTTTCGCCGAACCAAGAAAAGACGTACTGCTCCGGACCCTTCCGTGAGTCGTGCGGTACTAATTGGTTCGAAGGTGTCGATGTTACCCCGTTTTACATCCACTCGCTTGCGGGTGGAGGGGTCCGGAATCTAGCCCATAACGTTAATGGGTTGGCCCGGATAGCGGCACCGGAAGGTACCTTATGGCAGCTCCTCCGACGACTCGTCGTCGAGGATAAGCTGTTGTTGGTACCGACCTGCGAAGATACGACTGTGGGCGTGCACGTTGACGTCCCGCAAGCGTACGACCTAGGGTTAATCCGGATCAAGAAGGGTGCAGCCTCATGGAAGCGTTATGTAACGCTTGAGGAAAGCACCCCTGGCCGGCCTCGCGAGAACGCCCTGTTCCTCTGGTACCTTAATCGGTGCCAGTCGGACGCTAAGGGCAGCGGGTCTGCTGACGATATGACCTGGAAAGGCCCATTTGTG